GTATTAAAATATTCGTTTTTACTGATTGATTTTTGAACGCAAAAATTCCATTGTAGAATCATCATACACAAATGGGCGATAAGACGGACCGGCAACCGGCGGAACAAATCCTCTGCTTGATTGTTTCGCAGGTTTAATCCACGAAATTACAAGCGTTGAGTTTGTTATCCATACTTGAAACCCGCGCTCTTCAAGTGTTTCTTTGCAATATTGAATTGCTTGTTTGTGGTCAAACAACGGATATCCGAATACAAACGAAGGAACATCAAAAGCAAACACTGGACTTTCGGGATGTGTTGCCGCGTGAGTTTTCAGTTGTCCAAATAAATTTGCAAGAACGGGCTTCATTGCATTCATTTTAATCGTATTTTGTTGTTCTACTTGTTTCCAGAGATCGCCAGCTTTTAACATTTACCTACTTTTCAACAGAAGAAAATAATGAAAATTCTTGCACTCAATGGTGGTGGAATGAGAGGAGCACTTCACGTAGGTGCTCTTGAACGCATTTCAGAAGAATACAATGAAAAATATTTATACAAGATTTTTACAGATGGAATGTATGGTATTTCAATTGGTGCAATCATAGCGTCTTTTATTGCATTTGGATTCTCGGTAGATGAATTGCAGGCAATATTACGAGAATTATCAAACATTCATAAAGTTTTTGGAATTATTCGCTTGGATACTATTTTGCATTTAAATGACAGAAAAGGAATAGACAATGGTCTTCGTCTCTTTGATTTTTTATGCGGAGTATTTGAAACTCATTCAATAGATCTTCATACTGTTCGCATAAAAGATGCGCGAGTTCCATTACATATCATAGCAAGTGATTTAACAAATGTAAAAGCTGTGTCATTTGGTGGCAATGTTTTCTTGTGGGATGCTTTGCGCGCGTCCTTTGCTCTTCCGGTTGCGTTTACTCCACACATTATACGAGATGTAACATATGTAGACGGCGCAATTTTGTGTGAAAATATAACTCACGCAATACCAAAACAAGACATTCCAAAAACATTAATTTTGTTGTGTTATTGTGAAGAAATCACCAATTATACATACATACTCATGAATTGTCGTTCTATCAAGGAAATTCGCAAGATAAAAAACAAATATCCAGAAAATACTTGTTGTTTAACTGAAAACAAAACTCCGCTATTCTTTTTCAAAGATATTGAAGAAACATTAGAACATTTGCGCATAACCGGTTATTCTTGTATGGATCATTTCTTTTGTTCTGGACCCAATGCTGACACTAAAAATTCTTTGAATACATCTATTTTGGAAGGTCCGTCATAAGTATACAGATTACTAGATGTTTCTAATTTATAAGATGGATATGCGTCAATATTGTACGCTTGGCACTTTTTCTTGTCTACATCGCAATTTACAAGTTCAACAATAACTGTTTTTCCTCCATATGTATAATCAATAACATAATCTTTTAAACTTTCAACAATTGGTTTTGCATCCTGCGAATAAGGACACCAAGCAGTGTAAAAAAAGTAAAAAGTTGCAGAGGAACTGCCTCCTTTTCCTCCCGAAGTACCCGATTTCTGTTTCGGCAATTCTTCTATGACGACGCGGGATGCAGGTGGAAATCCGCGGAATACCCAATAAAATCCAACGAAAATGATTAAGAATGCAACAGTATATCCGGCTGCTCGCATTCCCGTCATGAAAAATTCTTTACTCGGAGTTTCGTTCATTATGTATTACAAGATAAATCAGTGAAGATATTTTTTGCTCTTTCGCATACCAATCTCGGTATGCTTTTTTTTGTTCAACCCCCCGTGCAATTTCCCACATAATTTCGTGGGTTTGTCGCTCGGGTTCAAAAGATTTCGGTTTCACAGAATACCATTTTCCACAAAAACGAAACATTATATAATAATGAACCAGACACTTGAAAATCTATTATTAATTATTGGGTCTGGGGTTTTATTTACTGGGTCTTGTACATTTTTATGGTTTATTTGCAAGAAAAAAGATCAACCACGCAGAGACACCATGATGACAGATGCTCTACTTATTGAAAGTGTAGAAGTGTAGAATGTGAGTGTAAAGGCGAACGAGATGTGAGCTTACAGGCGAACGGGGAACCCGACCAGGTTCGCGCCGAGGCCGAACCCTGCACCGGTGCGGGCAGACGAACCCACTGACGGGGCGTAGATATCCAGGATGGCGAAGACTGCCAGCGCAGTCAGGGCAACCATGCCAATCTCCTCCACGCGGAGTTTCTTGCCCGGGAGGAGGTAGCAGGCGACTGCAACCGCCAGACCTTCCAGAGCATATTTCACTAGACGCTTCACTAAATCAGCAACATCAACACCCATTGAAGGAGGAGCAGGGGCAGCTTTTGCAGTATCGGCCATTCTGTTTTATAATTCCATTAAGAGAATTTTTTACGAACACTTCCATTCAATCTGTTGTATGAAATTTCTATCTATTTCAGAGACACCGACTGCTTGATACGGAAAAATAATTGTTTGAAAAAACATGAATTCATAAAGTGCGAGAAGAGCAATCATTGTTAAATTTTCCAGGATAACAATATTGTATTTTATTCTGTACTTCTTGTAGTACAGTCCAATGCTTAGACATACAAACAATGATACAATACCCGCCATGTAATACCATGCTTGATTAAATAACTTTTTATTATAGGCAATTCTCATTTCTTCTGCAACATTGCCACTCTGTACGATTGTACTCGCATTTATAAAAACAAGTAATTCTTGTATAAAAACCTTTTGTTGTGTATTCAAATTACTACATGTATCTGTTACGTCTTCGATATAACCGTTGACAATTGATAGGATACCGTTGTCCTCCAGGGTGGACACATACACAAAGAAAAATATGGTCTCAAAAATGGAAATTAACGAAACATGAAATAGTAAACGTAAGAGAAAATCCAAATAATAGTTTTCTTTTATAGGAGGGGTAGGTACGGCGAATGTTACTGTTGAAGACGATACAGAACGTAAAAACACTACATCTGATGGTTCCATGTTTGCAACAAAACTATCGGAATAAGACATTGGACGACGCATTCCTGCCCGTGATTCTAATTCAATGTAAAAGGTCGGATCGTCATCTGTCATTATATATTAATGAAGAGCGCGCCAAACTAATTTTGACGTAAGCATCCACGCTAGACCAAATACTGCGGCGTGCGTGAGATTGACTGTCTGACGTGAACCACCCGGTGGAAGGGATACGAGAACTCCGGGTGTCAGTAGATAGAAAAGAACAGCAGCATATAGTGCTATAACCCACATGTTTTATATTATGTATCCTATTTTTATGATAACCCGTCGTCTTGACGTTCATCAAAATATCTCTTCATTGTTGCATTTAATTTTCTATCCGTCAATTCAAAAACACCCTGCGCGTTTATGGCGAGAACATCTTTCACTTCGAGTATATCGTTCATACATTCATGGCGTGCGACATATTTTCGGTTCGTTCTGTTTCCGTGCCATAAATGATACAATGTTCCCGAGGTCGCCGCCATTTTTGGCAATGTAAGTAACTTTGTTTTGAATTCTTCAAACGATGCTACATATGCGGGTTTTAAATATCCTGCTGGAAAATCAACACCCAACCATGCAGCTGCCGACATGGTATCGCCGCTTCCAGATACTCCTAGATCATAAAACCCAATTTTATTGTACCAGTTTCGTTGAAATGCCCAAGCAAAGCCAGGATGATAATTTGAATTAAAGCGCGCAGTTTTATCCATAAATACGACTGAAAGACGTTCTTGTATAGAATTTTTATAGGTTAAATCTAGCCAGGATGCAGAAGAAAATGGTTGAACAATTTCATAACTGTCAAGTAATCTTGATGTCTGGCTATACCAATCTAAATTATTGAATAACACGTCTGCGTCCAAGAAACATAATTTTGTATATTTTTTTGGGATTTTCTTTTCTAACAATCGGCACAATCTTTCTTTGTGAAATAAATAACTGTCTGTCTTTACGTGAAATGCATCTTTGATTTCGGGGGATCTGTCTTCAAATGTTAATTCCATAGTATACACCGGAAAGTTTGCAAGGCGCAACTTTTCAAGCATGTAAAAATAATTCATTACCATTCGTTTGGAATTTGACGGATTAAAGAAAACCAAACATATTGCCATATCGTGTTTGGTAGCCGATTTATATTGAAGATTATATAGATCCTGTACATCACCTCGCATAAACGGAGGATCCATCTGGGGTTCAATTATATCATATGCAAACCTTGCTGCACAACAAAACATTATTTTATAATGCGTTTCTATTTTAAGAAAACTCACGTACGAATTCATAATGAGTGGCCGTCGCGTTGAACTTCCTGTCAATGATTCCGACGGAGTCATTGACTACCTTGATGAAGACCCCGAACTACCAAATCAACGTTATTGTATTGTCAGTTTTTTGTCTCCTGAAAAGGTTATCAAACAAAAACAGGATTTCTTTTTTCAGAAATTTGTTCAGTGGATGGATTATGATTGGAAGGTAAAGGGTCTTGAACACCTTGCTGCGTATCTTTCAAAAAAGTATGACATTAAAATTGATGACATTATGAAGGATGTTCGCGACTTTGAAAACACGCACCGCGATGAGATTAAAAAGACGGATGTCCCCGAACAGTATCAAGTCTTCCTATTGAAGCACGAAAAAGAGCTTCAAGATTTGTTTGATAAAGAAGTGAATTATCAATGCAATACGCGAGGTGTTAAAGTTCGTCGTAGTTTTCCCAGCTATGAAGAAGCGCAGTTATGGTGCAAGGTTTTACAACGCAAGTATCCAAAAGATAATCTAATGATTGGTCGCGTTGGTTGCTGGCTGCCGTGGGAACCTTCTGAACATCTTATGGAAAATGTTGAATATGCAAATGCGCAGCTGAATGAAATTATGCGCAAATACAAGGAAAACGAGGCAAACAAGGAACTCTTTTTTGCCGAGGAGCGAGAGGAAGCGATCAAACGTCAAAAAGAGGAAAATGCAAAGAGAAATGTATTGGAGGATGTGTCAAAACCAATTCATCCCGCAGAAGGTGCTATGCGCGAGTAATTCTAATACTTCTTTTTCACGTGTACAAACGGTCCGGCGCTTTTACGGACGGCATCTGGGCTGTATTCTGTTGCTGCTAACATTGTAGACGCAAATGGCTTATTGTCTACCCATAATGAATCTGCACATAAATGAAATTCTGGGTGATCAGATGCTTTATACCAAAACACCTGATCTTCTAATTTATTGGATGAACTTGAATTGCAAATAACAAGGCATTCATAATTTTCAGTGCATTGATCCATAAATTGACAAAACATTTCAAACGTAGGAAACATTCCTGCATAATTTTCATAGATTCTTTTGCGATTTCCTAGAATGTTTTCGCGCAAAATAAATACAAAATCCACATTGGTACGAAGATTCGGCGTAATACCAAGGGGATATTGCATAGTAATGATGGTAGATAAATCAACGTGGCGCCCATTCATAAACACATACCGTGTTGATTCTTCGCGAATCCAAGTGGCATCGTATAGACAGTCATCCAGAATTAAAAATGCACGGGGGTCAACATTGCTTGTTCCCTTGTTTTGATTTCTTTGCTGTTTTAGTGCTAATTGTCTACGAATGACATTTGTAATAATTTCAGGTCTGTATTTGTCGTGAATCAATTTTGACGGAACCATATGTTGAAAAAATTCATTTGCAAGTTCAGTTCCCGAAATTACGGTTCCAATTGGAAAACATTCCTGTGTATGAAAAAGAATGTCTCTTGTCAAGAATGATTTTCCAGTGTCTTTCTTGCCGATAATGACAATCATGGGAGATTTTCGCGAGTCCATGGCGCACCGTTCTTTCAAGACTTCCATGTTGAATTTACGAATATTAAAGTTCATTACAAGAATAGCGTAAAAAAAATAATAGTAATTTACTTTATTGTTATAATGCCGAAACCTACACCCGAACTTCGAACCATGAACATTCCTCTTGAAGTTCATCGATATTCCAATATTCAAGGATTACAGGAGCAGGCACATAAAGAATGGGGGTTTCGTCGCATTCAACCATATTTTCCGGCTCTTCAAAAAATATTCAAGGTGGAAAATTTACGAATTCCGTATCATTATGGACTGAAAACGAAGAGTATGATTCAAACAATTAGCGGTCCATCAAAAATTTATACGAACGGAAAAGAACGGGAAATTCATATGAAAGTATCTATGCTTCTACCCGCATATTCGGTTATGCGTGGAGACTTTGGAGGAACTGGACTTCCTCACACTGAAAATACATCAATAGAACGGATACAAAGTACAAATAATTCTGCATATGTAGGAAGCCTTATAAACACGATACTTTCGGAATCGGGGTGTCCACATTTTCCAGAAGTATTTGGTAGTTTCAGTGCAATTGCAGAAAAGCACTCTCTAAATATTTCAGACGACTATGAAGATCTGTGCGATAGGCCTTGGTTTTCACAAAATATCGGGCATTTTTTTGAATTAAAACTTAAAACCCACGAACAAATTCCTATACACTTACAGGATACTGCCGAACATATTGATTTGGGTGCAGTAGATATTATTGGAATTGAACCAAATACGACTCATTCCTTGCCCGAATCCGAAGATGAACATTCAGTAGAATTCAGCGACGTTGATAACGATGGAACTTCTACGGATTATATTTTCGATATACACACGTGTTCTTCTGATGAAGAATATCATGAAGACGGAATCGGGTTTACAGATGAAGAAGAAGAACCCTTTGCATATGCTGTCTTTAAAGATTGCCCTGTTCAAGTAACTGTCATGGAAAAATGCTCAGGAACTCTATATGATTTGTTCAAAGAAAACACGGAAACAGATAAGCGATGTGCGTGGCTATCCCAAGTAGTATTCGGACTATCGTTTGCTCAAAGAAGATTTGGCTTTGTACACAATGATCTTCACGTAATGAACGTAATGTATATTCCTACCGATAAAGAATTCTTATATTACACTCTATCTGGAAAAACATATCGTGTTCCAACGTACGGAAAATTAATGAAAATAATTGATTTTGATAGAGCATGTTTTTCAGTAAAATTGCCGAAAATGAAGGATGCAAAATTTTTCATGTCTGATCAATTCCAAGAAAATGAAGAAGCAGGCGGTCAGTATAATGTAGACCCTTTTTACAATTCAAAATATCCCGAAGTAAAACCAAACCCGTCATTTGATTTGGTTCGGCTTGCAACATCCTTGTTTTGGGATTTATTTCCAGCAGGGCCCCTCCATGAAGAATACAAAAATGACCCCTTATTTGATCTTATAATGTCCTGGTTGACACTTCCAGACGGAACATCTATTTTATTTCGTAATCTAAACGAAAAAGATACGCACGAAAGATATCGCGGATTTCATTTATACAAGGCCATTGCAAAATATTGCAGGGAGACTGCTATTCCAAGAAAACAAGTAGAAAAATTTGGAAATTTGTATGTGTTCGCTGAAAAAATTCCTTCAAATGAATCTTGTATACATATAGATGGGTAACTGTATACAAAAACAGAATGCCCTGCCAATCGCTACGAAGCCTCTTGATTTGGATTACTATGCGCCATCAATACGAGACTTACGGAAACATACACAACATAATAAATCCATTCATATTCAAAATATTCGTAAAAATGGATAAACTTGTTTCTAGAATTTAGACCAACGGACGTTTCAACCCGTGTTGAAATGCATGTTGGTCTAAAACGACGGTTTACCAACAAACATATCTTGAACACTGTCTGCGGCAGATGACACTACGCTAGTAACTGTTTGTATGTCACCGCCTAACGCATAGACGATTCCGCCTGCTCCTGCGCCAGACAATAGACCTATCTTGGTCGCATCCATCCAAATGAAATCTTGCTTACGAGTCGCTCTTTCCACTGCATAAACCACGATACTTCCAACGGCAATGATTAAAATGATTAATAAGACATTCATATCAATCATTTTATTGTTTTATTGTTTTTTGGTGGTTCTTTTTTAGAGTTTTAGAACGAGTCCGGGCGAATCATCTGCTTTTAAATCGACTGGTTCTTCTTTTTCATCTAACGTTGGAACGTCCAATGATACGATTTCATCAGAAAGTGTCAATTTTGGCGGTTCTTCGTCTTCGTCGTCTTCGCCGTCTTCGCCGTCTTCGCCGTCTTGCTCGTCTTCACCCTCTGCAAAGGATACTGATTTTTTAGATTCAGGTTCAGCTTCCAAAGGTCGTATCACGTCTTCTGGTTTTACATTTTCTGGTGTTGAAAAATATGTATTTACAATTGACTGCCATGGTAAAAAAGAATCAAGAACCGTATCAATTGCTAAATCAATCAATGTTTCGATTTCACGACGGTTTTTCGCCTGCTGTTCTGACAATACTCCGATGGTTCTATACAGATATGCGTGCTCCCAAGATCTGCGAGCAACTTCCTTGTATAACTCGTGAATAAATTTAGGCAATGGCGGGCGCTCAAATTCCACCTCTACATTGTCCCCAGTGCTTCTATACTGAACGGCTGCAAAGGCGCGCAGGTATGTCAATAGAACACCTGTTAACAACTCTTCAAGATACGAACACTTTGATGCAATTGTTATTCGTTTTACTTCTGCGGTTAGTGTTTCTTCTGTCCACGCCGGAATACGAGTCAGTAAGTTTTGAAATGTCTTTAATGTTTGATCGCGTTGATTGTTCTTTTCACAAACAGACAGAGCATTCTCATATACACTCCACATTCCTTCCGAAATATGGGGCAGAATCATCAATGAAAAACGATTCCGTATATGTTTTTTTGCAAACTGAATTTCTTCTTTCAAGCCCGACATTATTAATTCGTTCTGTGAATTTTATATTCATTTAAACGCCTATGTATACATTGAACGCCACTCGTCTGGCGCCTTGGCCGTGAAATCTGTGAGAAGTATTTTTACCATTGACGGAGTGAGTTTCATTGGAAATTCAACTGGTATGTAAAACTTGTACTTCTTTGCACTTTCTTCGTCAGATATACGAATCAGATTAATACGAGAAACGACAGATTCTACGACACGAATCAAATTTCTCATACCTTCTTCGCCTTCCGAATATTCCTTGATAATGTATTCCGCTGCCTCTTCTGTTGCCGAAAGTTCTTCGCGCTTGATTCCCGCATGCTTTAAAATTTCAGGCCACACATAATTTGCAACAATGACCTTCTTTTCGTCTTCTTTATATCCTGAACACTGGATTGTAGTCAGTCTATCTTTTAGAACAGGATGAACCTTGCTTTCGTCATTGTATGAAAAGACAAACAAGCACTGTGATAAATCAAAATCTATTCCAGCAAAGTATCTATCGTGAAAATGACAGTTTTGACTACGATCTGTCAAATGAATGAGCATGGAAGTAATTTCTTCTCCGTGCGGTGTTCCAGAGATCTTGTCAAGTTCATCAAAATACAGAACGGGGTTCATACACTTTGCGCGCATAATTGAATCAACAATGCGCCCCCACATAGAACCTTCATATGTATATGAATGACCTGTATAGTGAGCAATATCTGATGCACCGCCCAATGAGAAGAACATAAATGGGCGATTGAGGACTTTTGCAATGCCGTTTCGCGCAAACGCAGTTTTTCCTACTCCTGGGGGACCCTTCATTGCAATGCAATTGCCTATGCCATCTGGATTACTGACCCATTGTGCTAATGTTTGCATAATTTGCATCTTGGCAGGAATCATTCCATAGGTTGCTTTATCAAGTTCTTTTCGTGCATTGGATAGAAAGTCTGCACATTTTGTTTTTCCGTCGGTTATTGTCACAGGCAATGGAATAATCTTTCCAAATGGAACACGAAGAATTCCATCAACCCAATTTCTTAATTTTTGTGCTTCTCCGCTCTCTTGCCCCATTCGGTTGATTGTATCGATTTTTCGTATAATCTCTGCCTGCGTCTGCGGACTTGTATTTAGTTTGAGTGTTTGAAATTTTAGCGGAGTTTCTGTTTCCCCAATGACACCTACAATCTTTTTCATTTTATCAATCCATTCCTTCTTCTGCTTTCGTGTAAGATTTTCAAAATAGTCCTTTTCGCGACGAAACAATTTGATAGGGGGGTCATTGTTGTTATTTTTCTTTTTTGTAGAACTTTCATCATCTGCATCGTCACCAGAAATGAACAAGATAGGCGCGCCTTGTGAACGTTTCTCTCCGCCACCAAGATGCTGACGCAACAGTTCTGATATAAAATCTTCTTCGTCGTCATCACTTTCTTCTTCTTCGCTGTAATCTTCGTCGTCTTCGTCGTCTTCTTCTTCGTCGACGCGCGCATGTAGATGAATTTTTACGGATACAGGTAGATTAGACGGAACGCTGATTCCATGTATCTTTGTATCTATTTGCTCTTTCTCTGTGCCGCTGGATTCTGTTGAATATGTGCTATCGTCGCTGTCGGAAACGTCATCAAACAATGTATCATCGTCAACCCAACGAACTGTTTCTTCCTTCTTGCTGCGAAGGTTATAACGTTTTGACTTCTTTTTGTTATCATCGGTAGGAGGACCTGCTTGACCACTCTTTGTACGTCGTCGGCGGGTGTCCATTTTCTCTTGCCTTTACGCAAGGTTTTTCCAACGACAATCCATTTTGTTGTAAATACATAATGGAGGAAGTCATTAAAAAAGCACAAGATGCGATAGATTATGAGGCAGCTCGCTCACCAACTATCCGAAAAGTTTTAAAAGTTGTCAAGGAGTTCATACAAAAAAAGAAAGTTCTATGTTATGGGGGAACTGCGATAAACAATCTTCTTCCTTCCGAGGATAGATTCTATGATCCAAACTACGATATTCCTGACTACGACTTTTACAGCACCGAACCACAGCTTCACGCGCTTCAACTCGCAGATGAATTTCATTCTCTTGGATTTTCTGCAATAGAAGTGAAACCTGGAAGTCATTTGATGACTTTTAAAGTATTTGTAAATTACACTGGGGTAGCCGACATTACATATCTTGAACCGCCGATTTTTGATAAATTATGGAATGAAAATCTACATCGCGACAATATTCATTACGTGTCTCCAAACTTTCTACGAATGTCAATGTATCTAGAATTATCAAGACCGCGCGGAGATGTGTCTAGATGGACAAAGGTCTACAAGAGGCTTTTGTTATTGAACAAACATTATCCAATTAAATGTCGAGAAGAAGAAGGAGGCTATTCTACATTCAAAGATGAAGAACGCGAAAAAATTGAACGGCTCTTGGAAACAAAAAAATGTGTGTTATTGGGCATTCACGCAGTTGATTTTCATTCAAAGAAAAAAACAAATGTATGGCAGGTTCCGATAGACATTCTTGTAGACCCTGCCGACTATGAAATATATTCAGAAGAGTTTGCAAATGTATTCGGCGACAAGGTGAAACTCGTAGAACACCCGCCGTATGCCGAACTACTTCCAAAACATATTGACATTATAGAAAAAGAATCTGGTTTTTTATTGGTTCGTATTTTTCAGGCATTTGCGTGTCATAGTTTTCACTTGATAAAAGACGTTCGTGTTGCGTCTATTCCTACACTTTTGCAATTCTTTTTTGCGTTTGTATACGCAGAAGCACACTTTTTAGAAGGGTTTGATGAAAACAGAATTATATGTATTTGTCAACGTTTGGTTGACCTTGCGCACTCGCAAGGCAAGAGAAGATTTGATTTGTTGACACCTCTCGATTGTATTGGACATCAAGAAACACTCACGGAAATAAAAGCAAACAAGGGAGATTTGTACGAAAAAACGCCAAAAGATTCATTGGAATTCCTACGCTTGTTTTTTTCGTATAAACCAGGAACTTTGAACAAGACTCAAAAACAAAAACTAAAAGAAAGACTGCGAAAAAGCATGCGACGCGCACATGAAATTGATGAATTAGTATCGGATCAAACTGAGTGATACTTTTAACATATTAAATGGCAATTGTCCAGTACAAGACACGCAGGGTTGCATAGATACGCCGCTCATCATACTTGACATGGGAGCATATGCAGCGGTTGTGTGTGCCATGTCATATAAATCATTTGCTGGAATACCGCCCACAGGTGATGTTCCTTTGTCAGCAAGAGTGCGATAATTTTGTCGTATTGCTTGTTGTCGGAGCATAGAAGTCACATCCGAAGAATCACGAAGTTGTCCCACAAAGTTTTGGGATTCATCTTTCGTATATAATTGTGACAAAGTATAACACGCCATTATTATAATAACGGATGAAAAACTATCTTCTAGTATTGTTTGTATGTTTAGCAATTGCTATTCTTATTTTGATATCAAAGCGTCGAGAATACATGACAGACGATACACTTGTTCGTTTGGATAAATTGGAAACAACAGATACACAAATAGAAGATCGTTTATCAGTTGTTGAAAAAGAACTCAACACAGCAAAAGAAGAGCAAGAAAAAGGAGAAGCACAAGTCAATGCGGGAATAGGTAATATTCAAGCAGTTACTTAATGCTGATTAATCCACCAAGAACTATCAAAGTACGGTGGATATGGCGGAATGTCGTCGGGATCTCTCCGCGGTTTCTTCTGTGCGATAGAACGTACTTCATCGGGGCTCAATGCATAATTGTAGTATATAAAATTACCAATAAGACCTTTCCATCCACCATTTTCTGCTACATAGACATCCTCTTTGTTTTGTAGCGGTAAAGCAGAAAGAGTAACGTGTTTATATAAAAATCCATCTACATATACATCCATCGCAGTTTGACGAACGGTTACCGTGAGATGAATCAATTTTCCAGCAGGTAAATTATGTATACTTATTTTGCCGGGTTTTTTCTTTTCGTATGTATCTTGATGAATGTGTATTTCGTTTTTTCCACGACGCAATGTAACTGCGGGTGATACCAGCGTTAAATCCGGTCTACCTTTTACAAACACAACGGGTTCTTCTGAACCATCGTCATAGTCGTTAATGACCAACCAGAGCGCATATGAAAATTCAATGCCTTCATCTTGATTTTGTGACGGAGGAAGAACCTTGTCAATCATTAGATACTCACGGCCGTCATGTAGATTTCCAATTAATTCTACGCTTGTTTTTTGCGGTGAAATTGGCGAGGGAGCCGTTATACCTCCTCCATATGTCAGTTCATAAATGATAATGACAACGATCCCTACAACAATGAGTGTCATCAAGGACAATAAAATTGTCCGAATATCCATTATTAAAATGTATATTCTTTAATTTCTTTCCCCGTATCGTCTACGACGCCGAATTTTATTGAATATCCAAACATGCTCTTGGAAGGCAGTGCTTGATAATTCACGCCCGATGTTCCTTTTGCACAAAAACTTTGGGCGTCGACAGGTTTTAGAGCACGCGAAAAATGATAGACGTCAATTACATTTCCAGAAAATCCACCGCCTGGCATGATTTCAAGGTTTCCTTGGGGTGTCTTTGGAACCCCTGGCAGTAGGCACGAACGGACCAATAATCCGTCCTTGTATATATCAACATTTCTACCACTGACCGAGAGAGAAACACAGAACCATGTTTGAAGCGGGACATTCTTTACGACACACGTGTACGAATCATCCGTTGCAGAGCCATCACTTCCAGTGGGTGCGGGCTGTGCTTCCATCGTGTCTCCGCTTCCTTTTGAAAATATCCCTATTTTCACACATAAACTGTTTTCGGTCGGGTGGAGAAATACGTATGGATTATCTCCGCGCTTTATAACGGGTTTTTCTTGACCAAATCGCGTATCCCAGTCTTGAATAAACATCCACCATTGAATTCCGTAATTTCCTCCGTATTTTCCAGAACTTGGCGGAACCGCCCCACCCGGAATCACCTTTGGATCATTGCTACTTGTTGGAGTACTTGATAGATTTCCACTTGATGTTTGATCGCCGAGAACGCCTTGATATATAAAATATACGCCAAACGCAAGAAGTGCACCTATGCCCGCATATGTAACAAAAGACAGAAGGCGACTTGTAAATGGAACGTCAGTTGTTCTTCCAAAATAGTAATACCCAAGACCAAGAACCAAGACGCCTACAACAGAAGCTGTAATAATTAATCCCGTGTTTGCCATTATCTTAAAGGAGGTAAAAACGGACGCGGAATTATCTTTATGTATGATAGTCAATCAGTCATGACGGATATGAATCATAAATCAACAATATTTTGTAATAACTGTGGTCTTCGTGGTCATACATTTAAAGAATGTAAAGATCCAATTCTTTCTTGTGGGATCATTCTATTGAGAAACCGCGAATCAAGCGGGTCCTCTCCTCTTCCAATAGACATTAACAATGTTGAAATGCTAATGGTACGGCGTAAAGATAGTATGGCATATACGGAATTTATGCGAGGACGTTACGATCCTCATGACGTCAGTTATGTAAAGAAATTAATTGAAAATATGACGACTTCTGAGATTTCTAAATTACGAAAAGAAACATTTGACGCACTTTGGAACAAACTTTGGATATGTCCAGAAAAACACGAGAACGAATTCAAATATTCAAAAGACAAGTATGATATTGTAAAGGAACATATTCATACTGTGAATTCTATATATACCGAACCTGAATGGGGATTTCCAAAAGGTCGTCGTTTCAAATGTGAATCTGACGATCAATGCGCAGAAAGGGAATTTTACGAAGAAACAAACATTCCAAGAAGTTCATATATCACGGTTACAGGTATTAAATTAGAAGAGACATTTTACGGAACCAACAATGTTCCGTATAGTCACAGATACTTTGTCGCCCTACTAAAAAATCCAAACGAATTGGATATTCATCAAAAGTTTACATTGATGCAAAAGAGAGAAATATCTGCTATTGGTTGGAAATCTTTATCAGATTGTGTAAGTTTGACAAGACCCCATTATACTGGCAGAAAGCCTCTTCTTTCTCAATTGGCTACCATTGTAGAGACGTTTGAAGTTCGTATGCCCCGAGAATAAACATTGAAAAAACATAATGGCGATATTCTCACTTTATACAACGAGTGATATTGGACTTTATTTGGGAATCGGATTGGGCATATATGCTTTTTTCTTTTTACTTGGGTTTGGGTTTTCTTCCTTGGTAACCTTTCAAGAATGTGAAAAGACAGATTCTGGAAAGAATGCAACCGAAGGGGCCGTCTGGGCAGTGTATCCGACAATTGCTTGGTTTTTGATAAGACCGCTTGAAATTATACGCCAACACTTTGATCGGTTTTATTTGACAATTGACAGCAATGGTACGTCGCGAGCGGGATGGATCTCGGTTGGATATGTTCTTATGCTTGCTTCCATTGCGGGAATATATTCACTGTATAGTTCTTCAAAAACACGTGTCTGCATTCCAGATATAGACGAAGCAACTCGTTTTAAACAAGAAATGTTAAAACGACAGCAAGAAAAAGAGGAGGCAATCAAAGAAGCCCAAGAATCAACACCAGCAGTATCTAAAATTCAATGAAAAAATGAACAATCAAGTAAGATATGACTGCGAGAATAAACACCCAAAACCACAACGGAAATACAGTTGCACATTTTCTCCCCGTTCCAAATTCGCGCACTCTTTTGCCTTCAAATACGAGAGCAGGTTTGAAATACAAAAGAGCAGACACTAGAAATAAATAAATAGTAATCATCCACACACGTGGATCCTTGTCTAGATTTATCATTGTAATTTGTATGTATTATTTTTACAGGTATTTACAATGGCGTTCGTCCTGCCGAACCGGAAAACATTTGCGGATTATATTGCCAGAATTTTCTTAAAATATCGTACACTAGATGGAACAGATGACGATGATGGTGTTGACAAGTGTCTTCAAGCAGGGCAAAAGACGCGAGAACTTTTACCTTATCAAAAATTAGTGCGAGACTATCTACAAATTGAAACACCATACCGGGGAGTTCTTGTATACCACGGTCTTGGTTCCGGCAAGACATATTCTGCAATCGGGGTCGCAGAATCCCTTCTGTCAACGAAAAAAGTATACGTTATGCTTCCTGCATCACTTCAATCGAACTTTCGCCAAGAAATTCGTAAATCTGGAAATCCAATTTATACATTAAACAATTATTGGGAGGCAAGAGTCATTCGCAGTGACGCAGACAAACAACCTGCGCTCGCTCTTGGAATTTCAGATGATTTTTTACGCAAACAAGGAAGATACTTTGTAACCATTCCAGGAAAAGAAGGAAATTACAACACACTGCCTTCGGATATTCGCAAGGGCATTGAAGAACAGATTTTGGACATTATAGACAACCGGTATACATTTATAAATTACAATGGATTGAATTCATCAAGCGTAAAACTGATTGTTCCAGAAGATGATCCCAAAACATCTACAAAATTTGACAATTCTGTTGTCATTATTGACGAAGCGCACAATCTAATTTCGAGAGTCATCAATCGTTCTGAAATTGGAAAAAGACTCTATGATGCAATTTATTATGCAAAAGATTGTAAGGTTGTTTTATTGTCAGGAACACCTGTAATCAATCGTCCAAATGAAATTTCATACTTGATGAATTTATTGCGCGGGCCCATAGAACGCATTATTCTACCAATCAAGGAGATGCCTACATGGGACGAGAGTGGAATGGCGACGTATTTCAAAAAAATGCCAGAAGTGGATAGCATAGAATTCAATAGTATCAAAAGAATAGTATATATTGTTCGCAATCCTCCTCATTTCAAGACGGTATATTCAACGGCCGGAGAACGTGTAGCAGTTCAATATGACGAATTATTATCCTATAAAACCCCGGGTGATTTTGTAGATGGACTTCGGCAAACCTTTGCAGGAACATTTCCAGGCGGAGTCCTTGCGGCACGAGAATACATAAAAACCGAATATTTAGAATGTCTGCCCACAAACTTTCAAGAATTTGCCAATACTTTTGTAGACGGACTTGAAATCAAGAATTCATTAATGTTTCAAAAAAGAGTACAAGGTCTCGTTTCGTATTACAAGGGTGCAGATGAACGCATGCTTCCAAAAAGAATTGACGACGACAAAATGCTTGAACGCATTGAAATGTCAGATGAACAGTTCAATCGCTATCTTGAAGTTCGTTGGAAAGAAATTCAACAAGAATCCAAAAAAGCACTCAACGGACCTTCTGCAATGAATGAAGATTTTTCTTCATATCGCGTTGTCTCCCGTCTCGTATGTAATTATGCAGTACCAAATGAAATGCGTTCTGGTGTTGAAGACGAAACTGACGAAAATAAAGAAGTTGACAAGAGTGCAATACTTGCGAGATTAAAGGCAACTCCTGATAAATTTCTACGAGACGCCGGACTTGCAATCTATTCTCCAAAAATGCAAAAACTATTGAAAAACGTCCAAGAAAATGGAAAACGCAACCAATTCATTTATTCACAGTATCGTGAACTAGAAGGTCTCGGTATATTTGCTGCGATTTTAGAAGCAAACGGATACCAGCAATACAGACTTGTCTCTGACAATGGAAGATTTCTTGAAGACCCGTCTCTTGACCCTACAAAACCGGCATTTGCATTTTATACAGGCAAAGAAGACCCAACAGAACGCGAATTAATGCGATATATTTTCAACGAAGAATATACGAGTATTCAGGTTGAATATCCTCAACATTTCCAAAGTTTAAAAGACTCTATAAAAACGCGCCTGTGTATTTTGATGGCATCGTCAAGTGGTGCAGAGGGCATCAATCTAAAAAACGTGCGTCATCTTCATATTATGGAACCCTATTGGAATCCTGCACGACACGATCAAGTTATTGGGCGTGGAATTCGTCTCTGCTCTCACGCAACGCGTCAAACAATTACAGACGGAACAGTCAATACTGAGGTTGTTCCAGTGGAAGAAAGAACCATTCGTATTTCATTCTATCTTTCAGTATTTTCAAAAGCACAAGAAGGGAGTGTAACGGCACCAAACATTGTCGCCATTCGTCGTGCAGACAGTCTGCCCAAAAGATACGACAATCCAGATACAACAAGACCCCCCGATACATTCATCACCAGCGATGAATTCTTATACAATCTTGCATATGAAAAGGGGCGTCTGTCGTCTTCCATTATAAAGTTACTCAAACAGGCAGCCGTCGACTGTGAAATTCATCGTAAACTTCATAGTCGCGAAAAACCCGTAATTCAATGTCTTCGCTTTGATAGTCAAGTAAAAGGCGAAGACAAGGCATTTAATCCAAATATAAAAGATGACGAACGTGATGCATCATATCTGCGAAATCTCATGAAACGTGGACGAAGACTGCAAAGAGTAAAAATCAAAGAGATTGTATTTTTAATTGATCCAGACACGCGGGAAGTATTTGACGAACCTGCGTTTGGTGATGCGTCTAGATTATTAAAATTAGGAACCCTTGATAAAGATCGTATTACATTTTTTACTTACTAGAAATCACCGACTCCAAAAACTCGTCGCACACACGAGACCACGGGCGCGCCTGTGCAACCGTTATACACTTCTCAACTGTCGCAGGAAGACCTGCGAGATCTAGTGCTTTATGAAGTCCAGCTGCAACAGCTTCTGGGGTTGTAGAACTCTCGGTGAGTCCTACACCTGCGCCCTGTTGAAGATAAGAATATATAATAGGAGGAAGCAATACTGCAACTTCCTCATTCAAGAAGGAGCGATATCCACCAATATCAAGAACAACCTGTGGTGCTCCCGTAGCAAGGTGTTCAAGCTGACACAGACCGAATCCTTCACCATTTGCAGTGTTTACACCTACATCCGCTGCATTATAGAGTTGGTTGATTGCGTCGTCGCCAAAGAATACATGCGGCGGCGTCGTGTCCACGCAGATGAGGCGGGTTCCATATTTTACACTGTCCAGACCTAGACGCTGTAATTCTTCCATGTAAATTTGAAGAGGATTGTAATATCCGCCAGCATCAGGACGAACACTTGTTACAAATAGAAGATAGAGAACATCGTCTGGGCGTTCCTTAATAAGACGAACAAACCCCATAATTGTAAGATCCAGACGCTTTCGTGAACTATTGCGATTCATATTAAGAAATACTTTGGCATCTAGGGGGATATTCAGTGCCTTGCGAGCATTTACACGCTCTGGATCACCGAGTCTCTTAAATGTAATCATATCTACACCGTGTTCTAGGACATCCATTGTAACATTTGATGTTGTCAAACGAGACTTCAAATGTTTCTTCCACGAATCCGTAAAACAAATGATACGATCTACCCGATTTTCAATATTACGAAGAAGTCCCATATCTGCACCTTCATATACCTGATCTAGGTATACCCAAAGTTTGAATGTCTTTTCAACGTCCTTAATTGCATTAAGAAACTGATTGACAACGATGGGGTCATTGTAGATCATAATTACATCTGGATTTACAGTATCTACGTAATCTTTGAATACATTAAATCCAAACCCCTGCTGTCTAGGAGACTCATTTGCGGCTGCATCATACTGAATGACATTTGTTAATGGACGAAGCGGCTTTTGCGTATTCACCGGCGCACGCTGAAAGCCAAAATGAAACACCTTTACCAACGGATGAAGCGTAGAAAGCTGTTTCAAAAGATTATACGAAACTTTGGAATACCCGGTAAGTTGCTCGGTATGCGTGGATACCAGCATAAAACGAATTGGCGCCATGTTATTGTATAATCATTTTTGCTACTCTTAAATATAATGAGTGATCCGTTACAGAATATGCGTCCGTGTCTTCCGTCTTCTAAAATCAATGCTGTTCAATTTAGCAGTGCGTCAGAAGTGACTGAATTCTTAAAAAAGAAGACGACTGCTACATATTACAACAATTACCCCGGATCACAAAAACAGGCATTTTCTTCTACGTTTACAACTTATCTTGGCGGAGTTACGTATAAAATTCCATCAGTAAAAGCAACGTGTTGCACAAACATAAGTAGATTCACGCAACGTCCAGAGAAATCTACCAGTGCACAATTTATGAACAAGTGGAATCCTACTTAATATGTATTTTCCTTCATTTTGGGTACTTTTGTGTATTCGCCAAACCGATCCATATAAGGAACCCGAGGAATCGGATATAGATCAGTTATAGACGCATTTCTTGGATTGAAATAGCGAACCGCTATTTTCTTCGTCGTAGTCCCAATCCAATCATATCCATACCGCAAACTCATATATGAATGAATAATTACGAATGTCAATAATACAAAAATAACTATATACGGAATCCAAGAATACATTATTCATACGATATAGAATAAGATGCCCGGTGGTCTTATGCAATTGACTGGCGTGGGCGCCCAGAATGTATTTGTCAATGGAAATCCATCCATGTCTTATTTTAGTAAGATGTACAAGAGATCTACGAATTTTGCCATGGAACATTTTCGTCTCGACGTGCGAAATATTACAGATACCAATCTACCACAGGCTGGACAAAAAACATTCAGATTCAAGGTTCCTCGGTATGCAGATTTATTACACGATTGTTATTTATGCGTAGATATTCCGAACATATGGTCTGGGTTATCATTGGTAGATACATTTGGAAATGCAAAACCATTCATGTTTCAGTGGGTTCGTAATCTCGGGTATAACATAATTGAAGAAGCGTCTGTTCTTATGAATGGAACTCCAATTGTAACAATGACTGGCGAGTGGATGAAAATCATGACATATTTGAAAGAAGACAAGACCAAACGAGATCTGTTGGATAAAATGGTTGGAAACACGCCCGATTTATACGACCCGGCAAATGCGCCGGGTAGATTTAATCAATATCCAAACGCAATCGCAACTGCATCAATCCAAACACCTGCTCCATCTATTCAAGGTCGTCAACTCGTGATACCTCTTCCGTTTTGGTTCTGTAATGAAATTGGTCAGTCTCTACCCCTAGTTGCTCTTTCTCAATCTGACGTTGAAATTTCAATTACAATGACGAATATATATAGTTTATTTACGATTATGGATTTGAACCCCGATTCCGAAACATACAATCAACGAATTGTTGGCAATCCTGGTGATTCATACAGAGGAATGCAGAATTTCTTATCTTACCCAGACACACAGGGGACACCTACAAACTTATCGCTTGTAAATTGGAATTTAAATCCATACATTGAAGCAAATTATATTTTTGTAACAGATACAGAACGAGCTCATATCGCCGCATTTGAAAAGACGTTTTTAATTACACAGATTCGATATGTATTTTTTGAAAAGCAATATGGGTTCAACGACATTCAAATACCCCTATTTAATTTGTGTACACGAATTGTTGCATTGTATCAACGGCAAGATCGGTATGTTCTAAACGATTGGGACAATTATACAAATTGGAATGATATTTATTATCCTCCCATTGACAATTCACTGATACAGGTGGGTCCAAATAGTTTTTATTCAAGCGGAGCATCGCTTCCAAACAATATGGCAAGTCAAGACATTCTACAAGAAGCACGCATTGTATTTGATGGAAAAGAACGAGTTGTCAGTAAAAATGTAAACTTTTTCAGAGACATTCAAAATTACCGATTTTCTGACGGATATTCGGTCGGACTGCCCGGTATAAATATGTATTCTTTTTCGCTGGATCCCAATGAAATTTCTCAGCCATCTGGAAGTGTCAACGGATCAATGTTTAATAGAACCAATCTTCAATATACGTTACTTGTTCCGCCGGTTGTTGCAACTGGAACAATTACACAGACACCGATTTGTGTTGTCAAGTCTACTGTATTTAGTCCAAATCCAACTCCTGTCCCTGCCGGGGCAACTGTATCTCCTGCACCTGGCGTTCCTCCGATTCTTACACCCGGAGAAGTCATAAATATATATCCACAACCGACAAATCTAAACATTCAATACGAAGGATACAATGCAACGATTTACATTGAATCCTACAATTTTTTAAAGGTTACAAATGGACAAGCAAATATTGTATTTAATACATAATGAGTCAAGCCGACGTTATACCTGACATTCCTCCCGAAGAACAACATCAGGAAGAACCAACCGCGGTTGTAAATACTCCAAATCAGGCTCTTGTCTATATCGGAATTACAATACCGCTTTTGATTTTTCATAGATTTGCGTGGGAGGCTCTAAAATTTATGGTAATAAATAGAGTAGAATTTCTTCAAAAAGTATCTGGACAATTGCTGTTTCTATGGTTCATTCCGATTTTGGGTCTCATATCGTCAATTATAGTCCCAACACTGGGTGGAACGATTGGATGGATAATCGCGATTTCTGTTCTGGCAGGTCTTCCAATTCTGTTGTCGTTTCCGTTTGCTCTGGTGTTTGGGGTTGACACACCAGGAGTTCTTGCATAGCATTGTTCTTGTCCTCAAAATTTCGAAATAATACTTGTTGAACTTCTGCGGGCGTCCATTTGTAGTTAATTTCTGGATGTTTCCACAATTCGTGTTCTATATCTTGCGTGTCATAGAATCCTACAACCATTTCACGAAGAACCGACATGGAACATTTCTTAAATTCAATAATCATGTCTATTCTGCCCGGACGAACAAGCGCGCGATCAAACCTCTCTGGAAAATTAGAAGTGATGACCATAATTCTTCCAGATGATTCAAGAGTTCCATCCAACAAGTTCAAAAGAAAAGACAGATCAATGGGCTCGTTTATTGCGTCATCATCCAAAGGAATAAATGGATCTTTTGGTTTCTCAATTGTAGGTTTCTTCCACTCTCTTCTCAAAAGAACATCGCCCATTGCGTCCGCGTCTTCAATGATGTACAATCTTTCATTTATTGGAATTGTATACTTTTCAATGGTATTTCCATTCCATGCGTGGATTTCGTCACTGAAAAACAAATGTCGCAACTGACTCTTTGTTTTAATTTCAGAAAGCTGTATATTGATTGGATGACGACGTGCCACGTTTGCAATTGCTTTGATTTCTGATGTTTTACCCGTTCCAGGGGATCCGTGAAACATAAATCCAAGCGTATATGGAATTCCCTTCTTTTCATACCAAGTTCGATTGTTCAAAAAAAAGTTCACGCGTTTCTTTACAATCGGCTGTTCTTCAAAGTATACATTTTCAAATGTTCGAGTCGTTGAAAACTTGTGCTTTGTGTATACAAGAAAATCCTTTGGAAGGGGATTTTGGTTCTTCTTCTTTGTTGATTCAACCATTTGGTCAAAAAAGAATAAATTGTTTCCAAGTTTGTTCAACATTCGTCGTTCATAGTCTTGATTGCACGTTTCAATAAACCTTTGAAGAGTTTGGATATTTCCATCATAACAAAATATTTGAAACCTCATATTTTTTATATTCCCATCTTCCGATGGTTCAACGTGAGTCATTTTGAAATAAATATCTTCATCAATACGAACAGCTTCAAATTCATTTGGAAGATAATCGTGGTTTGAAATAGCCAATAATTTGCGAATGTTCGGCGAAGACGCAACATAGTGAATAATCGCATCCATGCGTGTCATGAATGCAGGAACGTTACCATTCTTTGAAACTTGTGTAGCACCTCGTTCACAATCAATCACTGCTGATGGTTCACGACTTATCGTTTTGCTCTCTCCTCGTATTTTTTCACGCATGCACGGGATGGAACGACGTAACCATCCAGACCACACAGGAAATGTCAATACAAGTCGCTCATAAATATTCAATGTTATAAAACTAAATAGTGGATTCATTGGCGAACCAGTTGCATTCATAAATTGCATCATCATGGAGGTTTTAATCATTTCATGTGGATTCAACATTTTATACTGATAACGTTGAATGTCTAAATAATTATATTATCAAATGTTTTTGTATTTGAATGAACTGGTTTTGAACGTTTCAGTCTCAATTGTTGTGATGCCTTGTCAATTGTTTCATTTGATAATGTAACATAGGATTTAATATCCCGCGTTGTTGCTTGGGTGTTTACACACGGAAGATATAGACGAATGGGTGGCATTTCTAATTGAAGTGGTTTTGTCCCATTCCAAATATAATCGCGAAATTGCTTAATATCTAAATTTCCTCCAAACATACGAAGGGTTCGTCTATCGGGCGCACATATTAATTCACGAGTTTTATACATTTTTGAATATATAGATCTCAATAATGTATGTCTATGCCATTTTTGTGAATTTGTTAGTTTTGGTTCTGCATAGACAAATGAAAGTGCACATTCTGGGCTACAAAAATGTCCCTCTGCGGTATACATGTCTGTATAAAAATCATAGTGTGTAGGAAGCACGAATGATTTCCAACTAAATGAATGACAGCACCAGAAACAGCATGTACCCACAGGATACTCTGTTTGTTCGTGTACTTTTGTCATTAATTCGTGAATAATTGTTTCATCGTAGGTATTTTTGGGCATTTCAATTTCTTTTAAAATATCCGAATACTCCACCTTTGTTTCGGTTGTAGACACTGGAACATTTACGGATTCCTCTTCACGATATTCCTTTCCCAACTTTAAAAAGAATATTACAGGCGGAAATTCAACATCTACCGCTTTTTGTTTTTTTGCTCTTGGCATATTTACATAAATTCATTTTCAATGTGTAAAGCAAAGTTTACTCTTTTTGAAAGACATGTTTATGGGATACTTGAAACAATTACGGGATCTGTAACATTTCGTTTTTCAATTTCAAAAGAAAGTTTTGAACTATACAATTTCATAACAGCGCTTGAAAATGACCATATAATTATAGCAGGAAGCATCGATAGAAATAGAAACCAAATAATTTGCGAAGGTAGAATGTATGCAAAGTAGAACAATAGAATAGATATGTTTATTGTTGCCCAAGAAGACAACGCCGAATACAACCAAGAATTGAAATACAACAAATTCAAGTATTCATAACGAATAGCAATACTGCTCGTTATGGATATAATACAAGTAAGACCAAATAATCCACAAAGTGGACCTGTTAAGAATACATAGGATGTCAATGATGTTTGCTGATATATTACAGACAATATCATGTATAAAGTTGGAATCCAACATATCAAATATGTAATCGCAACATTAGAAGAACATAGGAGTATCAACGCATTCCATGTATTGCGAATTCCTTTAAAATAATCTTTATTCATTTTTGAATGAGATTTGGATCATAGTTTCGTATTCATCCGTTTTATTTAAAAACGGATAAACATTGCACAGAATAGTAAAACACTACACTCAATATGGCAACCGGATATAAGAAACACACACATCGCGAACACATTCTGTCTCTTCCTGATACGTATATTGGATCAATTGAGAATGCACATGAAAATATTTATGTTGTAGAAGATGATAAATTCATTTGTCGTGATGTCGTTATGAATCCTGGATTATACAAACTCTTTGATGAAATACTTGTCAATGCACACGATCACGTTGTTCGCACTCGTCTACGCAATCTTGAACCAGTAAAGAATATATCTATCGAAATCACTGACAATACAATTACTGTTGAAAACGATGGAGAAGGAATTGATATTCTTGAACACCCAGAATATCACGTATGGATTCCTCAATTGATCTTTGGAGAACTGTTGACATCTACAAATTACGATAAAGAAGAAAAGAAACTCG